GCTTGTCGCCTTATTGGGCGGTCAAGACTGCCGACGAAGACTATTGGCAGATCGAAAGCGATTGGCTCTAACAACCTAGGATCGAGTGCCACGGTGCTCGATCCTTTCCCCCAAATCCCTTCGGGATTTGGGGGTCAAACACGCAGGGCGCAGCGCCCCATATATAAACGCGCAGGCCGCAGGCCGCAGGGGCATGTGGTATTTTAATACCGTAGAGGCAGCTTCGATCTTTTTGCTTTACCGTGCGGTAAAAAACTATATAATAGGTGATACCAAAGGGGAGGTTATCCCCTGCCATAAAGACTAAGGAGATATAGTCATGACTAAAGAGACCATCCTAAACAAGGTTAGCGAAGCTAACTGCAAGGTCGATGAAGCCCTCGACATTATCGACGATCTTTGCCAGCAGTTCGATAACGACGTGCATAATGAGGATCTTATCGATGCCATCGAGCATATCAAATACGAACTGGAAAGCATGCAATACCTAATGGTAACTGTTTGGAATGAGGAGGACGCCTAATGCAAAACTATCAGAAACTTTTAAAGAGTGTCGGCATTGCCGACACTCGCACCTTTTCCCTCGCGGCTGCGGTCGATAACCTACACTCCGCGCTATCTAGACTGGACAACCACAACCTCGAGCGCGTGTTTATCATGATGCCGGAGATGATCGAGGTTGCCAATGCATACGCAGCGGAGTCGAATTGCTTGCGACATTTCCGCGATCCAAGAATCTCCAAGGTCGAATAGACCCACTCAAGGGGCAGCGCAAGCTGCCCCTCTTTTTATCCGCGATCCGGTGCCCATTATATAAACGCGCAGGACGCAGGACGCAGGACGCAAGCCCGAAATTAATTGTTTTATTTTGTGGTAACTTGCGCTAGAATAAATCAAACGATAAACAAAGGGGTTTAATTATGACTAATCAAGACAAGAGAATGCTTTCCAACGTATCTAAAATGCCCGGGCATTCAATCAGCCGATCAGCCCGGCTATGTCACGTCGGACAAAAGCTACGCAAGATTAAGGGCAGCACATGCGAAAAGTGTTATGCGCTTAAAGGCATGTACAACATGCCGAACGTAAAGCAGGCTATGGAACGGCGCGAAGAATTTTTTCATTCAATCGATTTTGTGCCGCGTATGGTTGCCCTGCTTAATACACTACGCAAGCCGGAGTTTAGATGGTTCGATAGTGGTGACTGCGATAGCGTTGCAATGGGGCACAACATTCTAGATGTATGCGAGGCGACACCGCATCTTGTCCATTGGATACCGTCCCGCGAATATAAGATTTGGGGCGACGTACTACGCACCAGAAACCTACCGGCCAACGTCACGTTGCGAATGTCCGCCCATATGATCGACGACGCGCCGGCCAAGGCTTGGCAGAACACCAGCACCGTTGCCAGTCACGGCGGGAATATTACCGGCCACCTATGCCCTGCGCCTACGCAAGAAGGCAAGTGCAAAGATTGTCGCGCTTGTTGGGATCGTTCGGTTGCCAACGTCACCTATTACCAACACTAGGGGGTACTCATGACCAAGCTAGATTTTATCAGCCTATGCGGCGAACTCTTAATTGATCCAGACGTTGCCTTATCTGACGACAACGTAGAACAAATGCTTCTTGATCGAGCCGATAGCGAGCTTCGAGAGTATTTAGAGAATGAATTTTAATAGGGTATCGGGCGCCGCTTGACGGCGCCCGCTTTTCTGTTCTATGCTTCACTCATTCATGATTAATCTCCCTAGACTGGAGGGCGCAGGCCGCAGGGCTTTCGTCCTCCGCTTTTTTATTCATGACACGCAGGACGCAGGACTCAGGACTCAGGCAATAAACGATCCAGTCCACGCTGCTAGGCCGCAGGCGCGCAATTCTCGAACGGCGCCGGCCATCGATCCTATATATAAGGACGCAGGACGCAGGGCAGAGACGCAGGATGCCCCTAGATCGAGCGTAGAAGCCCCGCCAAACAAATATAGGTCGCCTTGGCAGGGGTCGTGCAGCAAGAAAAAAGAAACGCCCCCACAACGATTGTGCGCCGAATGCCACGCTATCTGTGATTTAGATACAGAAACTCGATTATTCTTTATTATCTTTAATTCCACCCACAACGGCACCCCATCCATACAGATATAAACGTCCGGCATACCTTCTCCGGCTCTATTCTCTATCCTTTGGTAGTGCGTCCGCTTCGGCATATGTTGCTTCAATAAGTTCGATAGGCTCTTCTCTGTCTTTGGCATCGGTCACCCTCTTCATATCATCAAACGCTGTTGGATAGTTCTTGCGAAGATCAGCAAGTCGGGCTGCGATATCTTCTCTGCTTAACGCATCAAGCTGGTGAATGTGGTTGTTCTCTCGCCTATCAATGGTCAGGCCACCAAGGGCAGACCGTATCTTTTCAGCATTGATTGCGGCAGAGAATTGACCAGAATCTTCAGCCCCTCGTGACAGTTCTTCCAGCCGTTTTAATTGTCCTGTCAGGGTGACACGATATCTGCGCTCCCGCTCTTCTCGCATCTCTTTAATCAGTGGTGGCACTTCGGGAAAGTCTCTGCCGTTTAGCAGCTTCGAGGCCTGTACGGCGGCTGAATCGGCTGAATAGCCAGCCTTCCTTGCACACTCCGCATTTGAATAGATGCCCTCGACAATATACTTTGCGAACTCTCGTTGTCTTTGGGTCAGACCAGCGGGTCTTCCGCCCTTGCCCTTCGGCTTATCTGCCTCTTCCATAGTGTATTCTCCTCGTTTTTTAGAAATATTTTCAGAAAATGAAATGCCCTGCCATCTGTAATTTTTAGAACTCGTTACACTTCTCTTCAACTCGTTACACTTTAAAACTGTGTAGTGTAACGACTGAAACCCTTACTGGACAAGAGTTACAGAAGATTCGTCACACTCGTTACACTCGTTACACCATTTTGGCAGCAACACACCTACTCTTTTTTCGAGGAGAATACACTATAGATTAATTTAGTGCTTGACCTTACCTTAAAAGTCATTATTCTTACCTCATGAATGTTAGTTTTTATTCTATCAAGGGGTCAGGACTATGACAACAGACAAACCAAGGATCGCGGTTCGCGCTTCGAGAGCCTACACGATAGGACTACGCAAGCCGACACTAGGTGCGCGGGTCTTGCATCTGGCTATTAACAATCGGGCGTGGTTGAAGGCGGCTATGTCCAAGCGAATTGCTTATGGGGGTAAGAAGAATGGATAAGATGATTGAATTGGAATTGAAGCTTCGTGATGGTGGTTCTTACTATCTATGCGACACAAAGTTTTCGGTTATGTCTGGCCGGATCAGAAGGCAGATCAATGCGATCGAACATGTGATCGAGCATTATGCATCGGTCAATGGCTATGCCGTGAAGCATTCTTATGAAGAGGTGGTCGAGATGATCCGCAAAGCAAAGGGGGTTGTGTAATGCAGCAAGTTGATTACAGGTTCGAGAACCACGGTTCTATATTCTTGTGCCAGCCATTGAATGGTGCAGCCAAGGACAATTTGGATCAGGCTTGTGAAGGCACTGATGATTTTCATATTCGTTGGGGCGATGCCTTGGTCATTGACCATCGGTTTGCTAACGACATTGCCCAACAGTTAATTGAGGAAGGATGGATAATAGAATGAACCCTTTATTTTTTTCTGGCGAACTGCCAATGGATCACAGACCTTGCCTTAATCACGAGGCAAGAAGTCTAGCCGATTACTGGGTTGAAATTGGTGAGGTTTTAAACTGGGATCATGCATATGAAAGTGCGTGGGAGTGCATTGAAAGGGAGATAGGCGAATGAAAACCAAAACCTATGATGTGCAGATTGAGGCCATTGTCACCAAGACAATTCGCGTCAATGCGATTGATGAGGATGCTGCCTATGAACTGGCGCATGAAATTTTCACTGTTACTCGTGATGATCATGAAGAGCGTTACGAGCAGCACACACTAAACATCTTTGAAGTTAGCGATGAAGATCGCAATGAAAAGCCAGCTTGGGAAAGGGGCGACAGATGAGAACCTATCTTGTGGAAATAAATGCGGTGGTCTGGAAACAGATCGAGGTTCGCGCTGAGTCGGTCGAGGCCGCAGACAAACTGGCTCATGAGTTGTTTGATCTAGCTACGGACGGTTGTCCGGAATGGATAAGTTTGCGTTATGACCAAGAAACCAAAATGATTTGGGAAGACGACTCGCCAAACATTCGTAATTGGAAGGAGGTAATGTGATGAATTATTTAAAAGACCTGACCAACGAACAGCTAAAAGCTTGTTTGTTGGATGATATGGAAAGTTTACGCGATGGCGGATGGGTTCAGCACGTTGAAGGTCACTGCCCTGATGATGACACCATTGACGCTACGGTTTCAGTAATCGAAGAAGTGTTCAGACGCATTGACGTTTATTCAAGGGAGAAAGTGTAATGAAGTTTTCAGCAAAATTGCGTGTGGCAAAGATCATTGAATGGGCAACAGGAGATGATAAAGACAAGTGCGCTAAGTGGCGCGAGGATGACCAGTTTGGTTGCATCATTGGCTATGATGATCTTCTCAACATTGAGAATGAAATTCGCACTGCCTATGAATTGGGTGTGATCGATGGTCGGCAGTATCCGCATTGTCCTGTCGATGAAGTTGCGGCACTGCCCGAAAGTTGGACTAGAACCGTTGATGGAAAAAATGCGGCAGAAGACCGACATGCGTTGTCGAACAAGTTAATCACAAATGCTTTGAAGCGAGGAGACATAAAATGACTATTGATGCAGAAGTTCAAATGGGTTGCGCTGGTATGCCGACAATTCATTTGGTGTATTCGCCAAACAGGGCGGAGTGGGAAGAGATTGCCGAAGGCATTTGGATTGGTGCGCTCGAGGGTGGCAGCAACCACTGGATCGAGTACATCCACACTGGCGGCAACGATCTGAAGTCTGGCAAGGAAATTGTCGAGAAGAATTTTGAAATCATCATGCATGTGGATGACGGTGAGCCGCAGCCCACACGCTGGTACAGGAATTCTTTTGATGTAATTGTCGAAGGCATTGCACTGCTTGATGATTATCGGCGCGGCAAAGTGTTCGATGATATTGGTCAACTGGATGCCTATGACTATGACCTGATCATTCAACTAGGTACATTTGGTAAGGAGGTATTTTGCTAATGAAATATTATATCGGAAACATAGACGAGCAGTATGGTGAGTTCGAGGTTGAGCAAACCTTCCTGTTCGCAACCGCAGGTGATCCTGATCAGGTAATGGAAGAACTCGCCAAGGACTGGTATGGGCTGGATGAGCATGACTCTGACGGCTTGCCGGAAGGTATGTACTGGAATGGCGGTATGGCGTATGGGGCTGGTCGTCACTACGAGGTGACCAAGGCCACCTATGATGAACTGAAAGACAAGCGTGTCTTCACTGAAATATGGAGGGAGAATTAATAATGACTAAAACTTTAATGGAGTGTTTGAACTGCAAGCACACAGAAGAGCATATCGCGCCGCTGCCGGAGCAATGCCCCAAGTGTCAGTTCTATTGCTATTACACGCAAGAGGAGATGGACGATGACTAATCGTGGATCATATCGTGTGAATGTTCGGGTCACGACCGAACGTGAGGTGGTCGTCCAAGCTGACGGCCTTGATGAGGCAGAGATCAAAGCAATGGTCGAAGTGGTGGCACTGACTGGTGGCACTGATGCAGAAGTTTTATGGGCAATGGAGGCAGGAAATGAGTAAAGTACCAGAGGGTTTTCAGGATTGGTCGTTGGACGAGAAGTCAGCGTATTGGGATAAGCAGCGCGAGAAGGATTGTGCGTGTCGCCAGAAGGGCATCGACAAGCTGTCGCAAGAGCAACGCGATGCAGTGAAGGAAGCTTATGATGCAATCAGCAGTGCGATGATGAGTCTGCATGAGTGTCAGGATTTGTGGATGTCTGATGTCAAGAAACTGGACGACAGTATGTGGCAGCTACGCCGTGAGTTTAATCTGGAGGGAAACGATGACTGACATTCCTAAACACGGTAGTCCGCAGGATCGAGGTTCGGCAGACAGGTATTATGGTCGCAGCTTCGACCCGCACTGGTATCCAGAGGGGACAGGCAAAGGTCAGAGGATCGCGCTGCAAGATATGTCAGCCGATGAAATTGTTGCCTACACCAAGGGCTTTAATGAGGAAGAAGACAGAAAGGATTGGGGTTGAT